GCGCTGTATCAGTGGCCAAGGATCTCATCGTGGTTCGCTCTCTGGTGGTTCCATACATGAACACACAGGCTAACGTGGTTCAGCTCTCCACTCGTGGGATCCCGATCAAACAGCAATGGCAAGGTTACAAAAACAAGCTGGCTGAGATCGAGAAGTTCAACGAGAACCGGAAGAAGATCATCGAGTTTGAAACTCGGATCCAATTGGCTGGTATGGATTTGAACAAAGTCCGTATTCTGGAGAGCCAGAAGCAGGTTGTACTGGATGAGAATGCTCGCATGAGTGTGGCCCCATTGATCGAGGCTGGTGCTTACAAGAACATCGCTGAAGGTATCACCGAGATGGACAAAGAGTTCACATCGGGTCGTATTGGGGAATGGATCGAGAACCAGACCAACAAACTGCCTGCTGGGGTTCAAACCGTTGCCAAGTATGGTCTGCTGTCCAAGGACACAACCCTCTACAAGGGTGCCAATAAGGCGGTGCAGTACGGTGATTTCATTGCCAAATCCATCTATTACGATCACTTGATGGAAAAGGGCTTGAGCCACGACGACGCAATGAAATTGGTGAACGAAGAGTTCGTGAACTTTTCTGTGCTCCCAGGACGAACACGTCAGTATTTGGAAGGTATGGGTGCGACTTGGTTCCTCACATTTAAGATCCGGATTATGAAGATTGCCATGAACCAGATCCGTGAGAACCCTGCTCGCTCGTTGATCCTGGCTGCCACGATTGCAGACTTTGGTTCCCCACAGGCAGACAACCTTGCCTCGGTCATTGCTGACGATCGGATCGGGTATGCCTTGGGCTGGGAGATGATGTTCGGATCCGCAGGACTGAACCCATGGCTCAATCTGTACGATTAAAAAAGATCCCCCTCCCAGGATGAGCCTTGGGTGGGGGATCATAAGCCAGAGGCACTTGCTCATAGAGCTGTACGGTGGCTTTATTTGATGGAGACAATGGGATTTGAACCCATGCCTTGGCGATCACTTATCTGGTTTGAGCAGAAGGTCTCTTCGATCACTTGTTCTACCGCTGAACTGTGTCCCCAAATTAGGTCAGGGATTTTCACCCTGTGTGATGAGCACAACCTCATCTCTGCGGCTTTCGGCCACTGGTAGCAGGTAAGTCTCCAGGTAAACCTGGTGCTTATCCTGCCTCGCTGTCAGTCGTTCTTCTGTTCGTCGCGGTGTTCCTTGGCGACCCACCATCCAAAACACAGTCCCGTGAAAACTATGGCGAATGGTGTGATAAACGCAACGAATGCCGCTACGACAAAAGCAGCTACCGTGATAGCGACTGACAACAAACCGAGAAGAAGGGCTAGGCCAAAGACCTTTACCCGACTCATTGGTCGAAGATAGACGACTTCTTGGAAGTGGTTGTTTTCACTTCCAAATCGTCTTCGGTTTCTTCGGGGGAATCACTCTTGGAGGATTTTGTTTCCTCGTCCCCGAAAAGGTTTTTTGACGAGGAGTTCCCGGTTTCGACCTTGGTATCGGCTTTCGCCGATGCTTTGTCTTCTGTTGGTTCAGGATCTCCTGACTCATCGCCAGCATCGCTGTCATCACCAGGTGTTTCCACATCTTCATCTGGCTCCTCTTTGGGCTTGTTTTTGGAACCAGCGGGGCGACCACCCTTATTCTTGGCAGGTGTCTTACGAAGCTTGGCGGTGGGAGACCCATCGACCATGACCTCGGCAACGAATTCGTCGTTTTCCATACGGAGTTCGACACCAGTTGCATTGGTCATTTTCAGAATGTTCAAGACATACTGATCCAATGCTTCCTGGATTTCTTGTTCTTCCAGAAGGATACGCATTACGTTCCCCTTTCTTGGTTCAATTTCAGTGATCGTCACAAGGACGTATTCTTCGGGGGCAAAACCCCCAAAACCAAACGAGACATCGTCAAGAAATTTCCAATTGTCATCTTCAATGATCCCAACATGTTGCAGGGTATCTGAGAAGAACTTGTCCACGATGGAACAGATGTTTGCTATGTCGAATTCTCTCTTGGTCTTGGCAAAGACTTGATACCGAAGTTGAATTCTCCCCAGTGGGGGAACCTTCGCATCCTGTAACAGCTTCTTACCGTGGTCTTGAAACTTGTGCTTCAGTGCTGTGAGACTACGGAAGTGGAGGTTGCGATAAACGTTGAGGTTGAGTGCCGTGACCTTTTTGCGTGAGGTACGAAACCTCATTGGCAGTTTGATCTGATACACTCGTTGGGTCGGTGTGTTCATCGCAACCTCCTGTTGCTTGACGGTGATTAGTCGTCAAACAGTGAGGTGGAGGCTTTCGCCTTGGATCCACCTGCACCAGGCTTGGAGAAAGATTTCCCTTCGCCGGACTTCTTGCCAGACGACTTGTCGTAAGTCTGACCTTTGTTCCGTTCCAGCCACTTCTCGGCGTAGTTCGACTGGGACTCATCCATCTTGGCGATGGCTTTACCCAGCTCACGATCGTTCAGCACGTCATCGAAGTTGCCACCCAGTCCGCGAACGAACTCGGCGACGTCACTAATTGTGACCAGCTTGTCTTCAGGGAAGAATTTTACGATCTCGTTTTGATCGCGGACTTCGCCGGAAGGCTCGTAGTTGCCTGTGGATTCATTCTTGACGTTCTTGTCCACAGTCTGACGTTGGAGAGCGATCTGGATTTTTTCACCATGCAGCTCCGAGAAGCAGTCAACTGCCTGGGGCAGCTCTTTCTTCGCGTCGAAGTCATAGATATTGACCGTCAGCTCTTCGACATCCATCTCGCCCATCTCTTTCGAGCAGACGAGCATACACAGCGAGTTGATCTGGTTGAAGCCAGGAAGGTTCTTCGCTTCACCTGTCTTCTTATCCTTGTAGGTCACATCGCCGTTGCGGTTGGAGACCCAGATTTGCTGTGTGGTCTGACGACCATTGATGTCCAGCAAAAGGGTCACGTTACGTGCATCAGAAGCTTGGGCTTTGCCGATGTACGCTGTCTTGATGGTGGCTGGATAGATGTCCGTATCCAGTACACCACCGCCTGCGATAAAGTCGTCTTCGACTTTGTCATCAGCGGCTTTTTTTCCTGCGAAAATGTTGCTCATTAGCATTGTTCTTTCTTTTCAGGAGTTGGGTTTCGGTTATTTGTTCGGAGCTATTCCGCGTAGTAACCAACGAGTTGGTCGATGACGAGCTGTGCATCATTCTCGATGAACGTCTCGTCGTCAGAGAACAGACCGAAGGGAGAACGTAGACGATCCCCAACTGTTGCTCTCGTGGTTCGGGTTTGGAAGACGTGCTTGTAGCCCATGTCCCGATCCCGTTCAGAGATGGTGAGCAGTTTGCCTTCGTTGGCATCCTTCTCGATCTCTTTGATGGTTGCTTTCTTAGCTCCCACCACGGTTGTGAAGTATGCCTCCAAACCGTTCTTCTTCAGAGCACCCTTGACGGGGACACTGTAGGAGAATTTTCCGGTATTCTCATCGAGCACAGCATCAATGTGACCCAGCATGAGTGTGTAGCCTTCGAACTTGGCCACGTAATCATACATGAGTGTCTTGAAGAACTGTGCATAGGCGCTCCACTGAGCCATGGTATTGGCAGAGCCAATCACATGAACCGACTCGAAGCGATCCATCATGAAGGAGATGGTATCAACCACGATCGTATGGAAACGTCCAGGGTTTGCAATGACTTGGTTGTAGAGATCAAAGATCTCTTCAGGGTCATCAATCGTCACCCGCTTGAACTTGTTCTTGAAAGGTAGCGGTTTGCCACCTTCGCAGTTGATGTAGAGCACACCTTCTCCACCACGGAGGTTCCGAAGACAGGCACTTTTACCTGCTCCAGACTCTCCTGCGATGAGGATAGACTTTGGACTTTCAGACATTATTTGATCTCCTTGAGTTCAAGCAATTTCTGTTCAGCACCAACAGGACATACAGGATCGTATGTGTCTGTGTTCACCCATTTCCCATCTTCTTCGAAGACGAGATACCAGTAAGCTGAATAGAAAATGATATGTGTAGATGGATCACCCATAGTAATCTCCTTTTGTTTGGTTCCCCCAGAGGGACTCGAACCCTCATTTCTCGTTTAGGAAACGAGTTTCTATCCTGTTGAATTATGGGGGTCTAGGCTGACAGTTTCACTGCAACCGATTTCAGGATGGTGGACTCAACTTCGTCTTTCTTGAGAGGACTCACAGACTGTTCGTTGAGGGTATTCACCTTCCCCTTGATCACGTCATAGGACGCTCCGGCATCGACCAACATCATAGCGAATTTCAGCAGGTTGTCATTCCGGTGTCCCACTTCCATGTTGTTCAGGAACCAACGCTCAAGGTGATCCAAACGTCCCAGATCGGCCACCTGTGCGGTGTACTCACTGTGCTGCTTGGTCTTGGGGATGAACGGTAGGACGTTCAACAGATTGGTTCCCTTGTGGACAAAGACATCACTGTCTTCATGGGTCATCCATTTCTTTGACCGCTGGTTTGCGGATTCATCAGATTTGAATGGGAGCCAAAGAAGAAAGCTGTTCATGAAGTCTCGATAGTCAGCCTTGTCCAGCTTCAGGTTGTAGTTGCAAGGCATGATCAAACGGAACCGATGCTCTTCATCGGTGTGACGCTTGGTCGTGGCTGTCATGAAAGTGTACTCCTTCATCAGCTCATGGAGAGCTTCCAAACGAATACCCTTGTTGGTGACTTTGCCATCTTTGTCACGCTCATGACCGTCAATGTCGGCAACCAAACAGTTGAAGCCTTCAAGAACGTTGTCTTCTTTCCGGTGCTCATCAACGAAGTGATGGTTACACCAGTGCAGACCCGGAGCTGCAAGCATCTTTGAGATCTTGTCAAATGGTTGGGTCATTGGAGAATAGTCAGAAGCGAAGTGATCAGAGAAGCTGAAGCTGATCTTATTCAGATCGGTCTCCTCCAGCGTTGAACCAGTGAAGAAATCAACTCCGCTGATCACGTTCTTCTTGATAACAACGTGGTTGCCCACGCCCCATGCCATTGCGAGATCCATAATCTCTCTCCGTGGAACGGTAGAGGATGGATAATATGGCAGATCTTCAACGAGATCCGCATGGGTCAAGGTCACGCCTGACTCAGCGATATACTTTGCCAGACGTACAAAGTTGCGTTCACGCTTCAGGAGCTGTTGAAAGCTGGCACCTGATTGTTCTGCAACCTTGAGAGCTTGCCGGAGGTTTTGCTTCGAGATCGAATTGGAGTCGTCCAGGAAAGCA